TACGCACCTGCGGTAATGACTACGCAATACGGTTATGGATCATTTAATACAGGATCTACTTACGGATATAACTCCAACGGTATTGACCGCACTTTTGCTTTACAAGTTGCAAGTGTCGCACGTTGTCGGAATTTAGTTGCCGGCGTTATTTCGAGTATCGACTTAGCACTGTATAAAAAATCTACAGGAGAAAAATTAGGCTCGCCTGTTTGGCTAGAACAACCTGATATTAGACAACCTCGTAGCGTTACAATTTCTGCAACTGTAGATAGTTTAATCTTTTACGGCGTTGCATATTGGCGCGTTACAAGTTTGTATGCAGACGATGGACGTCCATCCGGTTTTGAGTGGGTCGCTAATAACCGCGTAACTTACACAACAAACAAGTACGGTACAGAAATAGAAGATTATTTTGTCGATGGCGAAAAAGTACCTATGGGCGGTATTGGTTCACTTGTTACTTTTCAATCTTTATTACCGGGCGTATTAGATACTGCATCTACAACAATTAAAGCAGCTTACGATATTCAGCGCGCAAGTGCTGTAAGCGCAGCTACTCCAATGGCTACAACAGTATTAAAAAATAACGGCGCTGATTTACCGGAGTCACAGATACAAGGTTTGTTAGCAAGTTGGAAGGCTAGCCGCGCCTCGCGATCAACGGCATATTTAACGAGCACTCTCAGCGTAGAAAACGTAGGCTTTAGTCCTAAGGACATGATGTATAACGAGGCATCACAATACTTAGCCACAGAAATTGCACGCGCTATGAACGTACCTGCTTATTATATTTCTGCAGATATGAATAACTCTATGACGTACCAAAATATATTAGATGGTCGTAAAGAGTTTGTGGCTTATTCATTACAGCCTTATATCTGTGCTATCGAGGACCGTTTATCTATGAACGATATTACAAACTCCGCTAATCAGGTGCGTTTTGCAGTCGATGACTCATTTTTACGAGTCGATGCTATGGAGCGCCTAGACATTATTGAAAAGATGTTAAACCTCAATCTAATTGGCGTAGATCAAGCTCGTCAGATGGAACAACTCACACCGCTAGGAGATGCAAGTGCTACTAACGTTTAGTCAGGAAATACAAGCAGCCGATACAGAAAAACGAACTATTTACGGGATGGTTGCACCGTATGGCGAAGTAGGACACACAAGCGCCGGGCCAGTTGTATTTGAGCGCGGCTCTATTGCAATTCCCGATGCAACAAAAATTAAACTTTTATCGCAACACCAACAAGATAAGCCAGTAGGTCGCGCTATTTCATTTAGCGACTCGACCGAAGGCGTTTACGGATCCTTCAAGTTATCTAGCAGCACTCGAGGACAAGATGCGCTAGTACTCGCTCAGGAAAACCTAGTAAGCGGCTTATCCGTAGGGGTAGATGTAACTGCCTCTAAGCCAATGGGTGATTACCTGTTAGTAACGGCGGCGGTCCTCAAAGAGGTATCGCTCGTTGAGAGCGCGGCCTTTTCTAGCGCATCCGTAACTGATATTGCAGCCGCACGAGCAGCGCTCGAGGCAGCTACAAGCACAAAAGAAAAAACAACAACGATAAATACGACAATCGTAGAGATCGAAACAGAAACCGAAAGCGAGGACGCTGTGACTACAGCCCCAGAAAATACACCGGAGGAAACTCCGGTAGATACACCGGTCGAGGCTGAAAAGGTCGAGGCCGCTCGTAAGATTATCCGTCCATCAGTACTTGACTCACAAAGAGTACGTACACCAATTACTTCAATGGGTGCATACACAGAGCACAAGATTAAGGCAGCTCTCGGTAACGAGGACTCAAAGCTCTATGTAACAGCAGCAGATGACTCATTTAGTACAAACCCTGCATTTAATCCAACTCAGTACCTTTCAGAGTTCCCAACTAATACACGTTTTGGCACACCTGCTATTGACGCGTGCTCTCGTGGAACTTTGCCAGCTAACGGTATGACTATTAACGTGCCATCACTTGTGACTTCAGCAGGCGGTGGTACAGGCGTAGCACCTGTTGTAACTGTTGAACTTGAGGCCGGAGCTGTACAAAACACAGGTATGGAAACAGCCTACTTAACTGGCACTGTATCTAAGTACGCAGGTATGAATACGATTTCCGTTGAATTACTAGAGCGCTCAGATCCAAACTTTTATGCGGAATTGACTAACCAACTCCAAAATGCGTATCTAAAAACTTTAGATACAACAGTATTAAGTGCTCTTATCGCAGCTGGTCAATACAGCTCAGGATGCGATGCAGACTCAGGCGGCATTATTGAGTTTGCCTCAGATGCAGCACGTAAGGTTTACGAGGCTACAGGTTATTTTGCTAATAACTATATTGCTAACGGTTCACAATGGCAGCTACTTATGGGAGCTACAGATACAACCGGGCGCCCAATTTATTCTGCATCACAGCCAATGAACGCCGGCGGTTTAACTCAACCCGGCTCAATTCGCGGTAACGTGCTAGGACTTGATCTATACGTAGATAAGAACTTCACAGCTACTACAACAATCGACGATAGCGCAGTAATTCTTGCGCCTGAGGCGTTCACTGTTTATCAGTCACCAACAGCGTATATGTCTGTAAACGTAGTGTCTAACTTGCAGGTGCAGGTAGCGATTTACGGTTATATGGCAACAATCGCAAAGATGCCTAAGGGCATCGTTAAGTTCAACCTGAACTAACAACACACTAATAGTCGAGGGGGCTCTTATGCCCTTAGAGCCCTCTCGGCCCATAGTACGAACGGAGTAAACAAATGCCAGCCACTTACGTAACCGAACAAGAGTTACGCGATAATTTAGGAATTGGGGACTTGTATCCCGACTCTGTTATCGAGGAGTGCTGCCAGTCTGCTCAAGATATTCTCAATCAGTTTTTATGGTTTGACTCTGCCCCTGTAGTCGGTACGGCTTTGCAAAACAACGTAGCTACAGTAATGGTCGCTAACCCTGCAATCTTTAGCACGGGCGATAGCGTTACCTTGAGTGGGTGCGGCTCAACTTTTAACGGCACCTTCACTATTACCGGAACTATTCCGTGGACTGCAGGCACCACTACTGCCCTACCAACTATTGCATTTAATCGCGGCATATTTAACTGGCCTAATGGCTATAGCTTTATTCAGTTTGCTAAAACTGCAGCTAACGCCAACTTTACTCGCGTATTACCTTATGGCTCAGCTAATGGAGTAGATACAAAGACAAACACCTATGCCACTACGCCAGCCGTACGCGAGGCCGCAATGATCCTCGCAGTAGATATTTTTCAAGCACGTCAGGTTAGCCAAACAGGCGGTGTAACTATCGACGGTTTTAGCCCTAGTCCTTACCGTATGGGTAACTCAATGATAGGCAAGATCCGCGGACTTATTGCAGGCTACACAAACCCGGGGGCGATGGTCGGATAATGCCAGCGCCAATAACTACGCTCCGCGCATCCTTAGCTACTGCCCTAGCTAATAACAACGTTTGGAATACTTACAGTTTTCCACCTCCCACCATTACAGCCAATAGCGTTATTGTCGCTCCGGCAGATAATTACATTACGCCGAGCAACAATACAAACGCAGGTATCTCACCTTTAGCAAATCTTAAAATTATTATGACGTGCCCGATGCTCGATAATCAAGGCAACCTTGCCGGTATCGAAACAATGGCGTGCGCAGTGTTTAACAAATTAGCCGCCTCAAATATCGTAATGAATATTGGCAGTATGTCTGCTCCAACTGTATTAAGCGTACAAAGCGGAGACCTATTAACTGCCGATTTTAATGTATCCGTACTAACAAGTTGGAGTTAAAAATGAGCTATACAGACGAGGACATAGCGTTTTTAATCAAGATCGGACAAATCTCCGAGACTGATAAAAAAGCAACAAAGACAGCAGCCGCACCTATCGAGAAAACAGAGGAATAAAAATTGGCTATCTATCTCAGCAATACCGTAGTAGTCACGCTTAATAGTGTGGCCCTAACGGATCACTGTACATCCGCAACAATTAACCGCAGTTTTGACGAGCTCGAAGTTACAGCTATGGGCGATACCGCTCACAAGTTTGTAAAGGGCCTTGAGTCAAGCACTATTACTCTGGATTTCCTGAGTGATACAGCTGCAGCAAACGTAAACGCAACGCTACAAGCTGCGTGGGGTACAACAGTGCCACTAACACTTAAGCAGACAAGCGCTGCAGTATCAACGACAAACCCTCTATACAGCACAACTATCTTGGTAAACAACACCACAGATATTAACGGCGCTGTAGGAGATATTGCTACACAGTCAATTACATTTACTTGTAATTCACCAATCGTAATTACAACAGCACCATAATTAACTAACAAAGGGGCAACAAATGGCACGACTCAAAATAACAAGGGCAGACGGCAGCGTAAGCGAGCACCAAATTACGCCACGTATCGAGTATGCCTTTGAGCTGTACGCAAAAAAGGGTTTTATGAAGGCGTTTAGAGATGATGAAAAGCAAAGCGATCTCTACTGGTTAGCCCACGAGTGCATCCGCACTACGGGAGAAGTTGTACCGGTGTTTGGTCCTGAGTTTTTAGACTCATTATCTAAAGTCGAGGTTCTAGACGATCTCCCTTTGGGGTAGTGGGGCGGGGGTCCTTTGGGTACCTAGTAGCGCAGTTAGCTATTGAAACTCATATCCCGCCCCAGTATTTACTAGACCTAGATACTGAAATGTTTAGAAATCTTTTACAGGTGTTAAACGACAAAGCAAAGGAGGCGCAAAATGCCAGTAGAGCTAAAGGGCGCCCTCGCAACCGTTAAGGCTATGCGCAAGTTTGACCCTAATCTCCTGAAAGAGATGAACAAAGAGATACGTAGCGTAATGATCCCTTTACGCAATAAGGCTCGAGGCTATGCACCTAGCCCTCAACCGGACAATCTCTATGGCTGGGCTGAAGGTAGCGTAGGCAAAAAAATTACAGCTCGTAACTCAGCCTTTAGAGGAGCTGCATCCACCGGTCAAAAGCGTTTATTTCCTTTATACGATTACCGAACAGTTGTAACTGGTATTAAATATGGTCAGTCCCCTACTCGTCGTAACCGCAGCGGTTTTAAGTCTTTGTACTTTATATCTAACAACTCTGCAGCCGGTTCAATTTATGAGACTGCAGGGCGTAAAAACCGGGGCGGTGACTCAGCTAGTAAATCTAATAACCCTAACGCAGGCGGTCATTTCATTAACCGTATGGGTCCTTTGTATGGAGACAAGCAAAAAGAGCGTGGCCGTTTAATCTTTAGAGCAGCTTATGAGGATCGTGGCAAAGCGCAAGATGCAGTTATTTTTGCTATTTCTACAGCTATAAATAAGTTCAATCAACTAAGCAAACGCAGCTTTGAGTTGGTTGCATAATGGCATTACCTAATTTAGTATTTAGTGTTGCCTCAGAATATGATGGCAAAGGTTTAGGCAAAGCCCGTAAAGACGTAAACAGCTTTGATAAGAGTGTTAAAAGCCTAGGTAGGACTCTTGGCGCCACGTTATCGGCTGCCGCTGTTGTTAGCTTTGGCAAAGCCTCAGTTAAAGCATTTTTAGCAGATGATAAAGCTGCAGCTACTCTTACTAAAACTCTAGGCAACTTAAACCTTACCTTTGAGGATCAGCGCGTACGCGCCTATATATCCAATCTTGAGGCCACGTCCGGTGTCCTTGATAGTCAGTTAAGGCCGGCTATGCAGGCACTATTGACCACGACCGGCAG